GGTGGTGCGCAGTCAAACCGACTGACTAGCGATTGGGTCACTTCTGTGACTTCTGCTGACCAAGAGATAAAAGGCAGCCTTAAGCGTTTACGGTCTCGTTCGCGTCAGCTTGTGCGTGATAACGATTACGCCAAAGCAACTGTTCGCGTTGTTCGCAATTCTGTTGTTGGAACTGGCGTCAGATTGCAAGCGCAAATCAGAAGGCAGCGCGGCGGCAAGCTCGACACCAGATTGAATGAGCAAATTGAAAAAGCTTGGTCAAACTGGGGCCGCAAAGATAGCTGCAACACAGCCGGGCAGCTGTGTTTTGCCGACATTGAAAAGCTTGCTGTTTCGTCAATGTGCGAAAGCGGCGAAGTCTTTGTGCGCGTTGTTCGCCAAAAGTTTGGGCGAAGCAAGGTCAATTTTGCGCTTGAGGTGCTTGAAGCTGACCAGCTTGACGAGGATTATCAAAGCCCCGCTCGCACGGCTGGGTCTGTGTGGCGCATGGGAATTGAAATCGACAAGTTTGGTCGAGCCTTGAATTATGCGTTTTTAAGCCATCATCCTGGGGATACTGCATTCCCAACGCAACCAAAAGAACGCCGCCACATCATTGTTCCGGCCAAAGATGTTGTTCATTTATTTGATCGTGCATCTGGCAGGCCGGGGCAGACTCGTGGTGTGCCTTGGCTAGCTAGTGGAATGCAGCGGATGCATCACCTAGACGGATGGGAACAAGCGAGTGTGGTTCGGGCTCGTGCCAGTTCTGCATTGATGGGATTTATTACATCCCCAGAGGGTGAGCTTGATCCAGGCGGTGAGGTTTATGACAATGAGCGCGTTTCAGGCTTTGAGCCTGGCCAGTTCAAGTATTTGCAGCCGGGTGAAAGCGTCAGCATTCCAGACATGGATTCACCATCTGGGGAGTATGAGCCATTTTTGAGAGCACAGCTAAGAGCCCTTGCTTCTGGCGTTGGATGCAGCTACGAAACGATTAGTAACGATTATTCACAATCAAATTACAGCTCATCTCGGCTGGCCTTATTGCAGGATCGGGACAACTGGCGGTCAATTCAACAATTGATGCGTGAGCAGTTCTATCAGCCTATTTATGAGGCTTGGCTTGAGATGGCGGTGCTTAGTGGTGCTTTAAATCTGCCTACTTACGAAACCGAACCCGAACGCTATGAAGCCGTTCGCTGGGTATTCCGTGGCTATTCCTACGTTGACCCACAAAAAGAAATCAACGCTCAAAAAGCAGCGGTTCGCAGCGGGTTCAAAACCCTTGCTGATTGTGTCGCTGAAAATGGCGGTGATCTGGATGAATTGCTTGTTGCCCGTCAGGCAGAGCTAGCCAAGCTCGATGAGATGAACATCATCACGGACACAGACCCATCAGCGGTCAATGGTTCCGGCGCTAGCCAGTACAAGCCAATCAATACGATCGACGCATTTGGGGACACCCCACCGCCATCAGGCGATGATGCAGAGAACGTAGGCGAGGAAGAAAGTGGCAACTATTAACGGCACTGAAATCGATTTAATGCCTACCAAGGGCATGAAAGAAGAGGCCGAGCGTTACCGGGAATGGAAATCTGAGGGTGAATCTGGCGGCACAGAAGTGGCGGCACGGCGCGCAACTCAGATCCTGAGCGGTAATGAATTATCCGGGGATGTTGTGATTGCTATGGCGGCATGGTTTGCCCGTCATGAAGTTGACAAGCAAGGCGAAGGCTTTTCGCCTGGTGAAGATGGCTACCCGTCAAATGGTCGCGTGGCCTGGGCTGCATGGGGTGGAGATGCTGGTCAAGTGTGGTCAACGGGGAAGGCGGATAGAATCAAAGATATTCGCGAGTTATCAATGTCTGAAGATCTTGCAAACAGGGCAGAACCTGATGAGTTAAGCGTTGGTGATTTTGTTCAATGGGACAGTTCAGGCGGCACCGCTAAGGGCAAGATCGACAGCATTGAACGAGACGGAACAATCAACGTTCCCGGATCTGAGTTCACTATTAATGGTGATGAAGATGATCCGGCTGCATTAATCACTGTTTATCGCGAAACAGACGAAGGCTTTGAGGCAACTGACGTTAAGTCTGGACATCGCTTTTCAACGCTTACCAAAATCAATGCTTTGCGGTCTGCAACTGCATTGCTGAAGCGAGCTGGTGAGACTCAGTTTGAAGAGCAGGAAGACCGGGTTATGGAGTTCAGTTTTAGTTCTGAATATCCGGTTGAGCGTTCGTTTGGTTCAGAAGTGTTGAGTCATGACGAAGGCGCTGCAGATTTGAGCAGATTGAACGACGGCGCACCGCTTTTGTTCAATCACGACATGGACCGGCCGATTGGAGTTGTCGAACGTGCTTACCTTGACAACGACAAAAAGAAAGGTGTGAGCCGTGTTCGCTTTAGCCGCAACTCTTTTGCACAAGAGGTTTTAGCAGACGTCAAAGACGGAATAATGCGAAATATCTCTTTTGGTTATCGAATTAAAGACATGGAAGAGCGCAACAATGAATTTGTGGCGACTTCATGGGAGCCCTATGAAATCAGCGTTGTGAGTGTCCCCGCTGACCCAAACATTGGCGTGGGAAGATCTTTGCTTTCAGACACTACAATGGACAAAGAAACAGCCACTGAGGTTGATTCTGCGGCTCGTGTCGCACCACTTACACAACCCGATTCTGAGAATCAAATGTCGACTGCACCTGATCTAAACGTGGTGCGCGATGAGGCTTCCAAAAAGGCTGCCTCTTCTGAGCGTACCCGCATCAAAAACATTCAAGAGCTTTGCGGCAAGCACGAAATGCGTGGTCTTGCTGAGCAGCTAATTGACAACGGCAGCAGCATTGATGTTGCACGCGCTGCAGTCTTGGAAAAGATTGGCGCCAAGCCTGTTGAAGCTGTTGCCCCTGTTGACCTTGGTCAACAGACCCAAGAGCGTTATCAGTTGATGGATGGCGTTCGCGCCTTGATCACTGGTGATTGGTCATCGCATGGCGCGGGCCTCTGCCGTGAGCTGAGCCAGGAAGTTATCCGCTCCTCTGGTCTTAGTGCCACAGGTGAGCGCAGCTTCTTTGTTCCTTTCTCTGCGCTGTCACAACGCGCGACATACGTCGTTTCTGGCGCAACAACCGGCGGCAACCTTGTTGCAACCGATCTGCTGGCTGATGACTTCATTGAAGCCCTGCGGAATGCTTCACCTGTAGTTGGCCTGGGCGTTCGCACCCTGACCGGCTTGGTTGGTGATGTTGCAATCCCTCGCCGCTCTGGTGTTTCCAGCACCTACTACTTGTCTTCTGAGACAACTGCAATCACTCAGGGTGAAAGCACGTTTGACCAGATCACGATGAGCCCCAAGAATCTGGCCGCCCTGTCTAAGTACAGCCGCCAGACCTTGCTTCAAGCCACTCCCGGCATTGAAGAGCTTGTACGCCGTGATCTGACTGACGGAATCAACACTGCTGTTGATGCTGCGATCCTGAATGGTTCCGGTTCTTCCGGTCAGCCCACAGGCATTCGCAACACTTCCGGTATCGGTTCCGTTGCGATGGGGACCAACGGTGGTGCATTGACCCTTGAAAAAGTGGTTGATCTAGAAACTGCCATCACTGAAGACAACGCCTTTGGCCCCAATATGGCCTATGTCACCAACGGCAAGGTTGTTGGCGGTCTGAAGAAACTCCGCGCAGGTGGTTCAACTGCTGGCGATGGTGCTTTCCTCTACAACTCGGATCTTTCCGCTATCGGTCGTGGCCCAACGCCTTTGACCCTTAACGGTTATCCCTTGGCAATGACAAACGCTGTCCCTTCTAACTTGACGAAGGGCTCCGCTTCCAGCGTTTGTTCTGCCATGGTTGCTGGCGACTTCAGCCAAGCCATGATTGGTTTCTATGGCAACGGCCTAGAAATCACCGTTGGCACTGACTCTGATGACTTTGCAAAAGCACTTACATCAGTTCGCGGCATCCTCACCTTTGATGTTGCTGTGCGGCAGGCTTCTGCCTTTGCATCGATCGAAGACATCACTACCGCTTGATAATCACCGGGGCCGGAAACGGCCCCCTTTTTTTCATGAAAGTCACTTGTACCAACGCAGTCATGGCCAGCGGCCAAGCCCTTGAGGCTGGTCAAAGCTATGAACTAAGCGACGCCGATGGTGATCTTTTGATCCGAATGGGCAAAGCCGTCAAAGCGTCTGAAGAGGATCCAAAGCCAAAAGCAAAACGCAAGCCAAAAGCTGATGCCACTAGCTGATTTTCTGACAACTGATCTCGGGATCTTTCTTGATGATCCTTTTGCTGTGTCTGCAACGTCAGGCGATACAACAGCAAATGTTTTGTTAGATCAGCCGGGCCAGGTCTTAGCTGGTGACATGGTGTTAAACACTGATTACCAGATCACCGCTAAGACTTCCGATTTTGGGGCATTGCTTGCCGGGGCCAGCATCACTGTTGATTCTGTCGCCTATACGGTGCGCGAAACTCGTTTGATTGATGACGGTTTGCTGTGTGAAATCCTGTTGCAGAAAACATGACGACACTACGCGAAAACATTCTTGAAGACATCATGAGCAGCCTGAGCGGCACCACAGGCGTGGGCGCTCGGATTTATCGTAGCCGTGTTGTCCCATTGCAGCGCGGCGAAAGCCCTGCATTGGTCGTTGAGCCTGTAAGTGATACGCCAGAACAAAACACAAGCTTGCCAACTTTGGATTGGTCGCTTTTGGTCCGCGTTTCTGTCATTGTTCGCGGCGAAAAACCTGATGAAGTTGCAGATCCAATAGTTGAAAGCCTGCATAGCAAAATCATGGCTGATTTAACTCTTGGCGGTTATGCGATCGACGTTCAACCGCAGGGCGTAAGCTTTCAGATGGTTGACGCTGACCAGCCTGCCGGAATCATTGGTTGTGATTATCTTGTTAGATATAGAACTCAAATAGCTGATCTTACCCAAGGCCCTTAAGATGGAAAATGAAAACAAAGGTCAAGGCGGGTCTTTCCTTCTTGACCCTAAAACCGGCAAAAGAAAGCTCATTGAGCGGACTGAGCCAGCGCCCACACCCGCACCTTTGACTGAGGACCTGACCGATGAGCCTAAAGACCCGCCAACGCCTACTAAGGTCAAAGATTGAATCAAGCTATGGCACTGACCCGACTCCTGCGGGTTCAGATGCTGTTTTGATTCGCAGCCTAGAAATTACTCCTCTTCAGTCTGACGTTGTTGAAAGGGAAT